ATTAGCTGCATTAATAGCTGCAGTATCTGCTGTGTTAGCTTGTCTTCTCCATTGTACATTTGATTGTGCAATAGCTGTAGCATTTCTTACATTAAACTGTTCTCTATTAAATTCTTGAGTAGCATTAAATTGTTCTACTTGAGTTTGTAATTGAGCTTCAATTTTTCTTGCTTCAGCATCTCTAGCAGTTCTTCTAGCTTCGGCAGCATTTTTTTGACTTGCATTAAACTGTCCCATTGCATTTGCTTGTTGAGCATTAAACTGAGATACAGATGCATTTAAACTTTCCATAAACTGATTAGTTTGGTTTTCACTTGTAGCATTAAACTGAGCTGCAGCATTTTCAGCAGCTTGGTTACTTAAAAGTCTTTGTTGAGATTGTTGTGCTTTTAAAATTGTAGCTTGTTGCTCATTACTTAAGTTAGCCATGTCCATTGATAAAAATGCTTGAGCATTCTGAATACCAAACTTTGTATTCTGATCAGCTTCGGCTAAGTTTCTTTGAGACATAAGTATCGCATCTTGCACTACTGCTTGTTGTTCCATGTCAGCATTTTTAATACTTGCTGTTTGTAAAAACTTACTGTTGTTTATAGCTCTTTGTTGGTCAGCACTAAACTGAGCCATGTTCATTTGAAAAACATTTTGAGCATTAAACAAAGCTGTTTGTTGCGACATTTCTGCATCTTTTAATGCATTAGTAGCTTCAATAGATTTTTGTTGTGTTACACTTTGTTGTATAGCTTGAGCATTAGATTGAGCTATAGGTAAAGCTGAAGTCATAATAGCATTAAGCAATGCATCCCTACCTACTGTTGAAACTTCCATCCCACGTTTAGCTAACATCTGCTCTACAGATGCAACAGCAGGTCTAGCCCAAAGAGGTATTTCTCCTGATTCCATGCCTTCTAGTAAGCCATCTAACTGTGTAGATACTAAAGCTTCTTCAGGTAAACCTTCAACAATTCCTCGTTGTTCTTCTGTAAAATCTGTAAGTCTAGCTTCTAAAGATTCAGGATCATTACCAAGCTCTGTAATATCTTCTTCACTTAAACCAGCATTACGTAATTGTTTTTTAGCTCTAGTAATTTTAGCTAAACTTGTACCACCAACTCTTGCTGCTTGTGCTTTTGCTTCAGGACTAATTACTCCAACAACTCTTTCTTGTAAAGCTCCGGGTAATACTTCAACTTCTGCAGCTTCAATAGGAGCTACAGTATCAACCCCAGCAACTTTAGCTAAAGCTTGATCAACTTCAGGTGATACTGTACCAGAAGCTGCTTCAACTACAGCAGTCTCAGGAACTTTAGCAAGATCATCAGAACCAATAGTAGCTGCTTTAAAAGGTTTTGGTTCAGCAGCTTTAGCAACATCGTTTACAACTGCAACTTGTTCAGGAGATACAGCACCTACTTTAGCAGCTTTTGCTTGAGTAGTTGTATCCATTTGAAGTTCATTAACTTGTTCAGGAGTAATTGTTGTTCCAGCAGGTACGTTACCAGCTTCATCTACAATTGTTTGTGCTTGATAGTTACTTGGTAAATCTTCAGGTGCTACTCCAGCAGCTAACTCTTCAGCTCTAGCACCAGTTCGTAAAGCTCTATATTCTCTACCAATTTGAAAAGCTGATTTACCTGCAGGGTCTTCCATCCCAATAGGAGTAGTTCTTTTCATAGCTCCCGTAGCATCAGGCTTTTGTGTGTCTGAATACTCACCCGGTTGAACATTTCCAAAACCCGTATCAAACGGTTGTGGGTCTGGTGGTGGTGGTGTTACAGTTTCAACATCGCCAATTTGTTGATCTTGAACTTGATTATTTTGAGTTTGAGTAGTTGTAGCTGCAGGAGGTGTTACAGATTCTGGAGCAGGATTAGGTGTAGGAGAAGAATTAGGTATTTGATTTGCTTCGTCTCTACCTCTACTTCTATTAGCTGCTCTGTTGTTTCTTATAGCATTAATTCTATCTTCTGCTACTTGATTACCCTCTTGGTATTTAACTCTACCACCTTTAGTATAATCTTCTCTAGAACCTTTACTGTATCTTTTTCTGTTCTTTCTTTTATTTGCCATTTTAAATCCTATATACCTATTTTACTTAACTTCGAAGAGTTTGTCAACCTTTTCATGCAATTTTTCCATTCTTTCCATTAAAAGATTAAAATCATCTTTTAGTTCTAATTTTGTAACATACTCTTTCGCAATCTCTTCACGTGTTTTATTTATGAGTATGTCTTGTCTTTTAAGCTCTGAAGAGTTTTGTCTAATCTGAAACCAGATTGGAGCAAGTATCAAAGTTATGAGAACATTCCAAACAATGTAAGGTGACACCATTTCCATTTTAAAGTCCTTTAAAGTATGCTGGTAATCCTATCATGGGTCTACCGTCAAATTTATTTTGTTTAGCATCTTTACCACTTGCATCGTTATAGTGTAAAAATACTTGTCCACAATCTTCACCTTCAAAAGGTGTTCTCCAATGTTCTAAATCACAACCACGATACATTAACATATCACCGGCTTCAAGTTTAACCTCTATTCCGTCTTTACCTTTTTCACCTGATGGTTCTAAAAAGATTGACCAATCATCACCACCTAAATTTAATGTGGTAGATATTTCACAAGAGTATCTATCTTTGTGTCTTTTTAACTCATCACCCTTTTTATAAATTCTAGCGTATGAATAAGTTTCAGTTAGCTTAACACCTGATTCTTTTTCCATTACAGGTTTAACTTTTTGTAATAAAGTTTCCATAACGATATCTGAGTAATGTGAATACGTTTCAGGTATTTGTTCGTCATTCCAAACTCCAAAGTATTCAGTAAACTGTGATATGTATCTTTCATCAAATAAATGTCTTGCTACTGCTCTTTTGTTTAAAAAGTATTGGTAACAAAAATCTGCTAACTCTTTTGATATAGCACCTTTAATTACTTGATATTTATCTTTTTTAAAACTCATCTAAATGGGTATCCTAAATTCCAACACACTAAAGAGTGTCGTATTCCTTTGGTTACTGGTTTGACTCTATGCCAAACAAAAGAAGGAAAAATTATTACACTTCCTTTTTTTCTAATTTCTTCACATACTCTTGGTTGTGATGCTTCATCTTCGTTTCTAAAATCAAACTCTAAATCTCCGCCTTCGTATTCTTCAGGGTCAGTAAGTGATACAGTCATGCTAAGTTTTCTTAATTTACCATGTGTATTTTCATTTTCAGGATTGTCATAAGGTTCTTCGTATGAATCACAATGCCAGTCATAGTATTGACCTTTTTTGTATTCAGTAAACTGACAAGACTCTGACCAATCCCATTCAAAGTTCCAACCAGCGTTTGCATTTGCTTGATGTATGTAAGGTTGTATTTCTTTGTATATCCATCTGTCGTTCATCCATACTACATCAGACTTTCTTTTCTTTTGAATGTTTTTTAATTCTAATTTACTTAAATCTTTTACAGCTTTATCTAGGTTTCCTGTAAGAGCCATTTGTTTATCTTGTTCTTTACCATAACGAACTATATCGTCACATATTCTTTCAGGTATAACTGACTGGAAGTACCAGTAATAATATTTAAGATTCATATATTAAAAAAAAATATATTTTATCTATGCCCATTCATCAGCTTTTATTTGCCTATAGACTTGTCTTAAATCCCAACAATTTGATGCTGTAAAAATTTGTGGCTCTTTAACAATAACGACACCTGAACCACCAGACCCACCAGCCGAAGATGCAGAGTTTCCGCCTCCGCCTCCGCCTCCGCCAGTATTAGCTGTACCTGCTGCTCCTGTTCCTGCTGCATTACCTGTTGGAGTGTTTCCTCCTGCTGTACCCATTCCAAATCCCTCTGCTCCGCCACCTGCACCACCAGCTCCTCCTGCGACTGTACCAGCAGCATTATGTGTTCCTCCACCTCCGCCACCTGCGTAAGTTACATCTGAGCCTGATGCAGTAGAAGGTGAACCTGCTCCTCCATCTCCTGCTGTTGCTGGTACAGTTGGAATTGGACCATCAAATCCAACAAACCCTACAGCAGAAGCACCACCGCCTCCACCACCAACTCCATAAGCTGAACCAGTACCACCGCCTCCTGCATTTCCTTGTGAGGGTGAAACTGGTGGTGTGTTTCCTGCTCCACCGCCACTAGATGGAGCTATAACTCCTGCTCCTCCACCTGAACCACCTGCTTCTGCTGCATCGGCAGATGGTGAACCTGATACAGCACCACCACCACCACCGCCAGTAGAGGTTAAAGGTGCAGATGCACCAAAAACTGAATCGCTACCCGGTGCTCCATTAACATCTGGTGCACCACTTCCTCCTGCTCCTATGGTCACAGGCACTCCGCTACTTGGAATTGGGTGTGCTGCTATATCTCTAAAACCACCTGCTCCACCTCCACCACCAAGTTCTCCACCACCTGCTCCGCCTCCTGCAACTACTAAAACTTGTGCAGTAGTAGATAAAGGTTGAGCAGTAAATGTACCGCTAGAATTGAAAGTGGTTATTTGTTGAGCTTGTGATGATACTGTTACTACTGCTCCGATTAATCTTGGCATATTACACCCATGTTCCTGCTTTTACATTATTGTATATAGCTTCCATATTCCATACTCCTGAAGCTACGGTAGGTCCTGCAGCTTCTTTAATAATAACGACACCAGAGCCACCAGCTTTAGCAGGTTGACTATTACCAGCACCACCTCCACCACCTCCTGTGTTTGCAGTTCCTGCTGTTGCGTTACCATCAGGTCCACCAGAACCTTTACCTCCGCCACCAGAACTAGCATCTCCAGCAGCAGCACCAATATCGCCACCACCTCCTCCTCCGCCACCTCTTGAGACTTCAGAGCCTGTAATTGAAGAAGCTAAACCAGCTCCACCATGACCACCTTCTTTATAGTTAGTACCATCTAATGACCTATTATTGCCACCGACAGCACCAGCACCACCGCCTCCGCCTCCGCCACCAAGGGCGTTAGCTCCACCGCCACCACGATTTCCGCCAGTATTGCCTTGTGATGGACTTACAGGGGGTGTATTTCCAGCAGCACCACCTG